TGACGAATAATATTTGCATTCTTCAACATGGTGACTTGGTTATCTCTATGGATTCTAAATTGCGACACTAAGAAAGGAATTAAAACATTCATACCAACTTTTTCCATTCGAATTTTAGTTCCAAATTCTTTGCTATCCCAAACATAAGTTTCATAACTACCCTTGGAGCGTGATGCTTCAACTGTAGGCTGAACCGCAACTTTGACAGTAATATCCCAAAAATCGGATAAACCATTTTTCTTAGGATATCCACGAGCTTTGGCTGGATCTATGCCACAGTTTCTACCATCTCTAAAATATTGCACATCGTCTTTAGCTTTAATATCTAAAACAAAATGTGGCCTACGTTGTATAGAATAAGGACAGTTACTATATGCAGTAGCATTTAAATCTTCTACATTTGTAGTGATCATCACGAGTTCCGGCTCAACGAAAACTTCACCTTTTTCTTCAACGCCAGCTTTAGGAGCAATAAAAGGCATATTATTACATACATCGATAACAGAACGAATTGGATTTGTTTGCATAGTTTCAACTTTCTCATTTCCAAGATCATCTATAACTAAAACCAATTTGTCTGATTTCCAGTTATTCCAATATTTTTCGGATGGATTTATAATTCCTCTCTTGTCCATATCAGTTGACAGATTTTCACTCAACAACAAACAATGTATCAATTGATCACATAAACTAGACTTACCTTGTGCACTAGCACCAAATAATTCCAGGACGAAAGGTGCTCTACGCAAACCACAGGATTTCTTAAGAGCACTAAATTTTCTATCAATATCATCAATTATACGTTTTCTTTCCATCATAATGCGTACTTCACTAGGTCTCATGCCAGAATATGTTTTGTCATAGTACTGCTTAACTTTGCTGAGTTGTCCAGCAAAATCGGCATCACTCATATTACGCAAACCTAATAAATTACCATTTTTGTACATTTCCCAATTAGATCTCAAATCGCAAAACTCTTTATCGACATTGCTACTTGCAAATAACTGAGAGAAATCACCGTTCTTAAAAATTGCATACAAATTCGTACAAAAATATTCTGCACAATTAAGAATACCCTTAATTACATCATCAGCAGAAGTAAATTGTTGTTGTAATTGCTCAACATGCAATTTGAAGAAATTCGTACTAAGTACAACATCAGTAGATTTGCACATACCAAAAGTGACCATCAATCCCAAAATTGTGGCAAAGCTAGAAAACAAGTTGCTATCACGGCACATTATCCAATTTGATCGGACTTGTGATAAGAAATTTGGCCATTGTTTATCGCCATCACCTTCATCACTTTGTGTGGTAAGACCAAAAGTTTCCATTATGAATTCAGTCAAAGATCCATCAACCAGAGAGGAATTTTTAAAAATACCCAATATATATGACATAACGCCATAGGTTGATTTAAGTTGCGACAAGGTAAATAAATGTAGCATTATATCTTCTATAATATCGAAGTTATCAAAAGAGGATATATTGCTAGCATCATATTGGAAAAGTTTAGGATAAACACGCTTGAGTAGAGTAACGCCATTATTCAAAACACCATCAAAATTCTTGATATGTTGTATAATATTGCGTTTCACTACAATGTACTTATCAGAAGGAGTTTGATGCACCTTCTTTTCGGTTAAACAATAAATTACACTGAAAATAAGAAAGAAAATATAAAGACACGATGCACTATTATAATGCATTGTATGATTATATAACTTATAAACATAGTAATAAGATAAGAAATTTACAAAATGCAATACTAATGCCAAACGGCGCATAAAAATGCGC